ATGTCAAGTTTTTCATATACTTTTAATAATATGGGTAGAATTGGTTTAGATGCTACTGATTTAACACAACGTAATATGCATAATACCCGTTTTTCTAACTATATGCTTTCAGAATTCTTTAGCGATAAAACAACTAATAGTCAAGTCAAATTCGCTACACAACAACCTACTATGATGGTAAGTGGAACAGGTATTGCTAGTTCAGTCATTGATGTTAATTCAATGTTAACATTAAAAACTGAACAAGAAAGACCTTTAGAAAAACTTATGTTACATCCTAGACCATTTTTAACAGTTCCTTATTTAGGAAGAGGTAGTTGTGACCCTACTTTAGAAAGTCAACTACAACAAGGTGAAATTGTTAGTGATAAAAAAAGTGTTTCTACTATTATGGAACAATCATTTAGTAATTATGTTATGTATCCTACTGATACAAATATGGAAGAACGTGTAAAAAATCCTGCTTACACTGTTGAAGAAGCCGCTTTAAATGGTTGGGTTCGTGGAGGACAAAGTTCTCGTAATTATTTAGAAAAATAATTTACTTATTTTTTAATAATATATTCTTATTATATATATTGTTAAATATGGATAGTGATAATAGTAAGCAAGATGAAATTTTAGAACTTTTAAATAAACTTAATGATAAAATCGATAATATTGAAGAAAAAGTAGAAAATATTACATCTGGTGATGGTCATGATGTTGAGATTGAAGGTAATGATAGTGATGTTGCGATTGAGGGTAATGATAGTGATGTTAGTAATGATATTGTTGTTGGTGATGTTAGTAATGATATTGTTGTTGGTAATGAAGAACTTGAAAACAATGAAAGTTCACTTTTTGATGAAGACGGCGAAAATATGGATAATTCACTACTTGAAAATAACGAACTTGAAAACAATGAAAGTTCACTTTTTGATGAAGAACTTGGAAACAAGGAAAGTTCACTTTTTGATGAAGAACTTGGAAACAAGGAAAGTTCACCTTTTGTTGAGAACGGCCAAGAAATGGATAATTCACTGCTTGAAGAAGAAGACACTAAAGAAATGGATAATTCACTGCTTGAAGAAGAAGACACTAAAGAAAATACTGGAGGTAAACGTAATCGTCACCGTTCAATGAAAAGACGTGGAAAACACACCAAACGTCAACATAAAAAAGGCGGTCGTCGCACTCGTAAACCAAAAGGTGGTAGAAGTAGAAAATCAAGAAGAAATTCCAGAAGAAAATGAGGAGGTCCACCAAGTATTGCTATTGGTGATGAATAAAATAATCGGAATGACGTTATCATTTTAACCGAAAAAGATTATAATAATATTTATAAAATAACATAAATATTATTTACCCTATATAACAATGAGTCTATATAACAATTATAACATAAATAAAGATGTATATTATACCAATAATAAAGAATATAGACAATGTATGCGAGAACTTTTCAATATGAAATGTGTAATTCAACCAGACATGGAAGGGATAGATGAAGAAACTATTGACGAATTAACATATGATGAACAAACTATGTCGGTTATAATGGATGAAATATACAATGCTACTAAAAACAACGATATTTTTAACGAATTATACGATTTAGCAGCAGCTCGCATGTTCTCTACCGATAGAACAATTGGACAAGCTGTTTTATTATCATATGATTATTTATGTTTTTTTCATAATTGTTTAGCCAGTTTTTTAAAAGGCGAATTTGATAACAAAAATGAATATTATTTATTATTGAAAATGAAACTAACATAAAATTATTATATAATATATTATATATTATATTGTATAATGGCATCTACAAGAAATAAAAACACACCTGGTAATTATAGTGCTGAACAATGGTCATTAGGTGAACAAATAAATTATAATACTTATCAATCCTATGGTGTACCTCAAAGTACATATTTTGCTGGAGATGGGTTATTACATGGACGTGTTGCTTCCGAACAATTATCCAATAATTCATGCGATATTGAATCCAATTTATTTGGTATTGGTTCTACTAATTTGGTAAATCCAATGCCTCCTGTTGTTCCTGAAATAAAACCTCTTCAATCATTAGCAGTTATGGATAAAACTCCTTTGATTATTCCTGGGGATTTAGTTGTTCAAGGAGAACAACGATATTTTCGGGGTTCTCCAGTTAGTAATAATACTATTGTTAGAAAATTGTTGAACTAGTTGTTATATATTTTATTTGTATAATTATGAGAATTTTTACGATTTTTGAACGAATTATTTTTCTTTGGAGTTTTAACTTTTTTAATCTCACTTGCTAATACAACAAGTTCTTCATGCTCTTCGTGCTCTTCCTGTTTTTTCAGAGTTTGTTCTGTTTCTTCTTCTTTATCAGAATCTTGTGATTGTTCTTCATTTTCAGGTTTATCATCTTCTGTAAATTCTTTTATCTTTATTTCCCGTTCTTCTTGTTTCTCTATATTCATATTAATTTTTTCTTGTTTAAATAAATCGTTCAATATAGATGAAAAATCCATATTGAGTTCTTGTTTCGGTGGTAATTCTTTACATTGTGTAAATTCTACTTGTATATGTTCTTTCAATAATTCAAAATTTCCATTGGATAAAATTTCTAATGGGATTTTTACATTCGCAAAAGCATATTTTTTCATTAATTAAATATTATTCATAAAGTAATATTTAATATTTTTATTCACAAATTGTTTATACTATTTCTATCCAGATATAAATGGTATTTCTCCTTCTTCTTCTATTTCCTCCTTCCCATTATTTTTTAATTCTTCTATTTCACGAAGTTTATTAGAATGTAATGTTTTGATTATTCCTATTTTTTCTCTATATTGTTCTCTTATTTTTTTATTTTCTTCAATCAAAGCATCAAGCACATTATCTTCATTACTTTTAGATACTATTTTATTGGTGTCTTTATCAAAATATAAACATTCATTATCTATTTTTCCAATTAAATTATCACTTCCAGGACAATCTGTTTTTGATTTAATACCTTGGAGAATATCTTTCATTTTTGCTATTTCAGGAAAAAATACATCTAATTTGTTAATGTCGTCTTGTAAATTTGGTATAAAGTCAGTTATTTTTTTTATAACATTCAATAATTGTTTATCCTTATTTTTTACTTCGTCTTTCATATTTTCTATTTCGTTTTTCATATTATTTATTTCATCTATTTTTTCATCCATTTGTTTATTAAACAATTCTTCCTTATTATTCATAGTATTCGTTATATACCTTATTTTTTCAATATATTCTTGTTCGTTTGTATTATATATTTCTATATTATTTTTTATTATTTTTTGTAAATTATCTATTCTGTTGTTATTAACTACTATATTTTGTTTATATCCTTCAATTTGTTCTTGTAAATCCTTGTTTTTTCTGGTTAATTCATTTGATAAATTAACATTATTACTAAAATTGGTAGCAATTTCTTGTAATATTTTTTCTTTTTCTGCTATTTGATTTTTTAAAATATTCATTTGTTTGTCTTTTTCTTGTATATTTTTTGTATTATCATCAGTTAATATTTTAATTCTATTCTCCAACTCTGTTATTTTATCTTCACCAATTTTTTTTTGTTTTTCTCGTTCTTCAATTGTTTTATTTAAATCTTTAATTGTATTTATATTATCTGTTTTTTGTGTTTCCAATTCTTTAATATTTTCTTTATTTTTTTCAATAATTTTTTCATTTTCTGTTATATTATTTTGTAAACCTTTTATTTCGTCCTCATTTTTCTTTAATATGTTGTTACAAGATGTTACTGCTGTATTAATTGTTTCTATTTTTGAGTTCAAATCATTCAATTTATTATTATATTCTTCCTTTAATTTTTCTATTTCAGCGTTTTTCTTTTCATTTATTTCAGAAATATTGTCCTTTAAAAATTTATCAAAAAATATATATTCACTATTGAACTTTCTAAAAATAGAAGATAATTTAGTTTGAATATTTTTTTCTTCTTCTATTTTATTATCACTTTTAATCTCTTGTGATTGCGATATTGGTTCAACTTCATCTTCTTTTTTATCGTTTTCTTTTATAGCATTTTCTATATTTGATTCTGGTTTTGGTTGACTTACTATATCAACCGCTGTCTCTACTAATGCTTTATTATTATCCTCATTTTTATCATCATCTATTACAATTGGTTCAGGTTCAACTATTGGTGTTGGTTTTGATTGACTTACTATATCAACCGCTGTCTCTACTAATGCTTTAATATTATTATCATCTTTTTTATTATGTCTTATAATTGGTTCAATTTGTTGTTGTGATTGTTCTGGTAGGGATTTTGATTGACTTATTATATCAATCGCCGTGCTTAATAATGCTTTTGTATTATCTTTCTGTCTATCTTTATTCATTTGAATTAATTTTTTTATTATTTCTTTGAATTTATTTTTTATATCTTTAAATTTTTCTTGATTTTCAGCAATATATTGTTTATTTTTTGATATTATATTATTATGAGTTATTATATCAAGTGCGGTTTCTACTATTTTTGAAATATTTGTTTCTTCTGACGCTTGTTTTTGGGATTTTGATAAATCAAGTAATTCATTCATAACATTATTGTATGTTCCTTTCATGTTTTCTTTCAATAATTTTTCATCTTCTATTTTCTTTAAAGCATTTAATGAACCAATTAGTAAACTATTAAATTGTCCATCGGTTAAAGGGTCTTTTTTTTCTCCCAATTCACTAATAATATCATTTATTTCTTTTGTTTCATTTGAAAATTTAAAACTTTTTAATTTCTTTTGATTTTCTTTAATAACTTCTATAGCAGTTTCTACTAAAGTTGATAAATTATTATTTTTGTTTTCACCTTGTTGTAATATTTTTAATAAATATTCTATTTTTTTTTTAATCAAAACATCCATCTTATATATGATAAATATATTTATTTTGCGCGTTTCTTTTTGTATTTCTCTTTTGTTTATATGTACGATGTTTTTTGGTATATTTCTTTTTCATACCACCATCAAATCCTTCATATAATTGTTTCATTACATTGTTTCTGTTAAATCTATCTATTAAAATTGTTTGTTTTTCTTTTATATTTTGAGAACTACATATTGTTTTTATTGTATTGAATTTTGATATTTGGTCTAAAAATTCCAGAATTCCAATTGCTGATACTGCGTTACTCTTATCTATCATGTCAATAAATTCTTTAATGTAAAATTTGTATAATTGATTGTAGGTTTTTTTATCAATATTATTTTTACTTTTTTCAAAATAACTTTTTACCTGATTAAACAATTCAAATATGGATTTTTGTTTACTAATATTACTTTTGATTGTTGTTAAATCACCTACTTTATCTTTGAAAACATTTGATATCATATCTATAATTCTGGTAGCTTCTTTTATAAATTCATCTTGTATAGAAGTCTTATTTATTATATCTTCATAATAAAATAATAATTTTAATTTATTTATATCTAAGTAAGGTGTAGGCGGTGGGTTATTTGCCCCTCTTGATATATTGAAAACACAAAAAATACTTATTATTATATCTTCATACATTTTATGTGGGGTTTCATAACCTTTTATCTCTTTTAATTCATTGTATATTTCGTCAAATAATACTGAACCTGTTTTGTCTTGTTCTATTGATTTATCATTTGATACATCAAAACTAAAACAATTACTGTGTTGTGGACAATAATTTTTAAAACAAATATCTATGAAATTCGGTGTAATATTAATAGAATTCTTATTTTTTTCAAATAATATTTTCTTTATTACTTCTCTTACTTTTTCCAATGAATTGTTTATAAAATACCCTTCTTCTCTACGATTTTCACAAATTACATTAGAGTTCTCTTGGCGACATTTTGTTTCCAATTCCAAATCTTTTACCAATTCTAATAAATTATCAAATTTACCGTATTTTTTAAAAATATTTTCTTTCAAAATATTAAATTCATCCATTGTTAAATTATAATTTTTAAAAATATTTATTAAACTTTCAACGCTTTTGTACTGCTGTCTAATATTATTTATTATTTTATCTACATCTGGTTTATATGCTCTTTCAAAAATGCCATCAATTCGTCCACGAAAAGCAGCATCTTTAAATGGTAAATCTTTTATTGGTGTTATTTTATTTTCTTTTAATATTTTGTTAATATCAATAGTAAATTTTTTAATAATATTATTATTGGATGTAGTATTTGTTAAACCATGTTGGTCACTTGCTTTTAATCGCGATGACTTATTTTGTGAATCCGTTTTGCTCAATAATGTATTTAATTGTTGTTCTATTTTTTGTATAACTTGTTCTGTATCTGTTCCGTTATTGGAAATTATATTTGAATACAATTCTAATTCTTTTTTAAATTGTTCTGGATTTATGTCATTATTTTCTTTCAAATATTCAGAAATAACATTGAACGCAATTTTCAAATTTTTATTATTATTAACTTCATAAAATTTTATCATATCTTCTGGTAATTGCCATTCTTGTCTTATTATTGGATTTTCAAAATCATAAATAGGGTCTTTCACTTCTATTTTTGGTATACATTGTTGTGAAATCGCGCCGCCACTTTGTTCGCTACTTTCTATAACACCTAATGGATCCGGATTACCTTTATATGCTTCTGTACTATAATATGGAACATAGATTTCATTTCCTTGGGCGTCTTTAACATTATCTCGTTTTACACTCAAAAATGCGTTTATTGTATTTGGATTTTCACAAGCAAACTTGTTCTCTACACCCGCAAAATCTCCTATTATAATATTTCCTATTTTTTCTTTACCTATTAATTTGACAAAAACCAATGTATGACTACGAGAACTATTTGGATTATTGGTGGTTGCTTTTACAAATCTATCTGTATCAATCAAATGGATAATGACTTCCCCTAATTTAGTTCCTTCTTTAAAAACTGTTTCTTTTTCTATATCATTTCTTTCTTTGTTTATCATACGATATTGATGGTGTGTAGAATGTATGTATTTTTCACTTAACACAAAGTTTCCGTTCTCAAAATTGAAATTTATGGTTTTACCTTCTTCATTTGGCACATTTACTATTTCAGGGTTCTCAACACTTCCTATTCCAGTTGTATGATAAAATTCTTTACATTTCAATTCTATTTCACCGAAAATACCTTCACTACCTAATTGATTACATAGATTGATTAATATACCATTTTCTTGGTTTTTTTTGAAATATATTAGTGACGAAGTTTTACCTGCTCCACTAGCACCATACCCTATCATAAATATAGGTTTATTTTCTTTTATTTTATCTTTAATAACTATCATTTGTTGTGCGATTTCTTCATTTTTTACATCAGGTTTGAAAATATATGAAAATGGACCGAATAAATATCCATAACTGTATTTTTGAATAGCAATAGTATTTAATTCATTGTTTAAAATATAATTTTGCGTTTTGCTTGCTAATTCTTTAATTTCTGGCGTTAAAACAAATTCGTCGTCTTCTTTTTTATAATATGGTATGTTATCATCCATATAATCAACCATTATTTTGTTTGGTATTCCATTCTCATTGATAGATATTTTAAATCTATTGTTGTATTTTTCGTTACCATCTTCATCATTTCGTAATTTTAAATAAGTAATTATGTTATTATTATTCATTTTTTCAATGTATTGGTCTATTTTATTACGAAATTCTTCATTATCTGGTAATTCTAATAAAGGGAAATATGTATTAACTATTGTATTTAATAAAACATATTGTGATGTTATATATGTCAATAGGGTTTCGTATAAATTGTATTTGTAATTATTATCGGTTTTATTCACAATATCGTTTTTTAATAAATTAGTTAATAAATTTATAAATTCTGATATATAAACCATTAAAAATGGATGTGTTTTTGCTTCTTCTTCTGTTATATTTAATAATTGTTTAAAGTTCTCATTATATAATTTATATTTATCTGATACTTGTTGATAATTTAATCCTTTATTATTTTCATAAAAAAATTTATCTGTTAAGTTGGTATTTTTGAATGAAGACATATTTACAAACATAAATGATAATAGATTTTCATACATGTTCTCTAAAAACTCTTTACTAACTCTATTTTTATTAACTCCTGTTGTTTTACCATCATATAATGGAGTTTCATAATTTAATATCAGTTGTTTATAATCATCACATTTTAATGATGTCAATTTATAAAATATTGGTCTATAAATAATATACTGAACTATTCCTATGTATAATTCTATACATTTTTTCATTATTGCGTCTTGTTGTTCGTTTCCAGCACCACCAGTTATTTCGTTATTATGTTTAATTAATTGAGCTTTTAATGCTTCAAAATTTGAGATAATATTTGGAATTTGTTTCGTTAATCTATCTGTTAGTTTGCTTTGCGTGTTAGTAATTACAGATATGGTATTTGTAGGGGTTATTTCTCTTGTATCTATTATCGCTTTTGGTGTCAATTCTGATTTCAAGTTCTCTATTTGTTGTTGTAACGTTAACGGTTTTATATTTTCTTCTGATGCTTTTAATTTCTGTATTTGTTTTTCCATTTCTTTTATTTCAATATCCATTTTTAGTTTTTCTTGGGCGAGTATTCTATTTCTTTCATTTTCATCAGTAGTATGTTTTATTTTATTGTTAACCAATTCTGTGGTGCTTTCTAATATTTGTTCTAAACTGTTAACTTCTTCTTGTTTATTCTTTATTTTTTCTTGTAATTCGTTATCTTCTTGTGTTACTGTTTGCAAATTGTTATCTGTCTTGGTAGTTAATAAATGTTGTATTTCTTTTTCTAATTCTTCTAATTTTTCTTTTCCAAGAACATTATTTATTATATTTTTTGTTTCTTCTTCTTTTTCGTCTATTTTGTTCTCTATTGTTGTTTTTTCATTATCCAATTCTGTTTTTTCTTCTAATTTTTGTTTGAAATCTTGTATTGAAGCATCTATTTTTGAAATATTGGTGTTTAATTCCTTTATTTGGTCTAATATATCTGCTTCTGTATCTGTGGTTGTATTTGCTTCTGTATATGTGGTTGTATTTGTATCTGTTTCTTGGATTGGTTCAGGGATTACTAAATCGGGTATTGGTTCAATATCATCTATTTTTTTTTCAAGGTTCTCTTGTTCATCTTCTAATTCTTCTATTTCTTCTGTATTATCAGTTATTTTTTTTAAGACATTAATAAAATCCTTTATTTCTTCTATGTTAATATTTTGTAAAAATGGTATTTCTGATGTAATTGTTTTGTCATTATAACTTATAGCACCTGTTGTATAATATCCATTTGTATATTCTTGATTTACAAATAAATGGAATTCTCCATTGTATATTTCACTATCAAAATCATTTTTTGCTATTGTTAATTTTGTTTCAAAATCGGTTTCATCATTGGAATTATCGTCTATATTTGTTATTTTATCTATTCCTGTTATAGATTTATTTTCATTTGATAAAGAGTTTTCTATTTCATTATTTAAAAAAAATATTGTTCTAACATATGGAATATCCTTTTTTACAGTTATACCGAATATTTTATTTGACATCTATTTACTAAATACATAGAAATTATATCAATTTATACTACGATAATAAATTGATATTTTACCTAAATTATCGTCTTGTTCTATTTTTCTTATTTTTTCTTCCTTTTTTAGTCATAACGAAACGAACCTTTTTTGATTTCTTTTTTCCTGCTTTTGTTCGTTTCTTTGTTCTATTTTTTTTACCACCTTCTGTACCTTCTGTACCTTCTGTAATTAGATTTCCATTTCCAATAGCATGTCCATCTCCATTTCCAATAGCATTTTCATCTCCATTTCCAACAGCATTTTCATCTCCATTTCCAACAGCATTTTCATCTCCATTTCCAACAGCATTTTCATCTCCATTTCCAACAGCATCAAGACAAACACTTTTTATATTATTTAAATTTTGTTGCGTTTCTTTCGCAGCAATACAATCCGGATTTTTATCTTGACTAACCTTTAATGAATAATCGCGGTATTCTTTTTTATCAACATTTTTACAATCAGTTTCTTTATTAACTTGTTTAAAATCTTTTTTTATAAGTTCTTTAAATCGTTCTTCTATAGCTTTTTTAGTTGTTGTAAATTCGTCACTACATCCTTCTACATTTTTATTACTTTCAGTTTCACCAGAATTAACTTTTTCAAAATCTGTTATAATTATATTAAATATTTCATCATACAATCCTGCTCTACTATTTTCACCAAATATATTTTTTAAATCTTGATTTACAGTAAATACATTATTTTCAAATTCGTCTTTTATTGTATTTACAATTTCATATTTATTTTCAATTAAAGTATTGGGTTCATATACAATTAAAGCACTTTCGCTTGTTCCAGTACTATTACCATTTTTGGATAAGTTTTTAATATTATCAAGAACTTTTTCAGTAAAAATTTTAATTGGTTCTTCTATACTTAGTAATTTTTCTCCTATTAAATTTTTGTTTATATCTTTATTTGTAATAAATGTGATAATTTTTTGACTTATATCTTTTTCTACTTCATTATCATTTGGTATAAAACCTTCTCCTACTCCGGATTCTGTTGGAACCAACGCTTGTCTATTATCTATATTATCGGTTTCAATATCAGGTCCATCAGTTTCCTCTATTTCTAATTTTTCTTTTTCAGTATCTTTATTTAAAATTTTATTTATTTCATTATCAAAATTCCCAACTTTTGCGTATTCTCCATCAACACTAATATTTAATATTGGAATATCTGTATTAACTTCAATATCTTTACCACCATCATTAAGACCTTCTAAATAAATGTTATTATTGTCTTTTTTAAAATTAATCGTTATATTATTAGACATACCTATACACTATATCCACATTTTATTATCAAACAAAATCATATTTAAAACTAATTTTATCAATAGGAATACTTACCATCACCGCATCTCTATCCATTTTAGAAATCCAAAATACATATTCGCCATCTTTGATAGTAAATCCAATACAAAATTCTATCCCTAAATATTGAAAATTAAAATTATCACTAAATTTCATAGGTTTAAAAGTGTCTCTATCCAAAGCAACCAATATATGATAATATCTTCTCGGAACAGTTTCTTCACTAAAATGAACCACTCCCACTAAAAATTCGCCATTATCCACAAACGTACTTGAACCACGCACTTTATGAAACCAAGGACTATTGATTTTATAATTCTTCACAATTTCCAGCGTATTATTATTATAATTCATTTTACCAATTTCCATCGGAAACCATTTATAAATAAAATATTCTTCTTCATTTTTTACTAAAGGTATCCAATTTTTCTCACAAACTGTATCATAAGACGGAAACGCTACTAAACAATTATTGTATTCACACATTATTGGGTCATATTCACCTATTATCATTCTATTATATCCAGTTGGTGAATAATTTATATTTGTCGCAATGAATTTGATAGTTTCTCCAATACTATACAAACGAATATCTTCTAAACCATAAAAATAACAATTATTAGATGGTAATCTCACTGTAATATCTTGCATTTCACTGAAAAAAAACGGCTCAAAATTGTCTTTCAAATACGAAACATAATTCTTTGTAATAATAATATCTTTTGGATGTTTAATGGAACAATGCCCGTTATCTAAATACCAATAATTTACATATCTTGTATTCAAAATATGTTTACCATTATGATATAAATAACTTGCAGATGTTGGTTCAAAATTTTCTATTCTTGGATATGGATATTGTGTTTTTTTCAAATCATCCTTCAATAAAATACTACAAACATTGGCAGGTATTTTTATAATACTATCATTATGGTCACCATAATACCATATCGGAGACCATAATGTATTCACTTCTAACCATGCCCAGAAATTCACTTCCCATACTAATTTTTTATTATATTTTATAAAATTTACAAAATGTTCTCTGTATAAGTGATACAATTTACCTACTGATTTCGCGTCACCTAATAAAAACCCTCCGCAAAATCGCCAATATACATTATCCATAATACTATTATCTGTTTCTACAATCCCTTGTTTATCCCAACATCCAGGGATAACTAAAAATTCTGGGATTAAAGGGCGTTTAGATAGTAATTTTAAATATTCTAATGTTCTCTCTTTTTCTTTGAAAATATACGAAATACTAAAATCAATCCACGCAAAATGGGTTGAATTCCAATAGTTATTATCTATTGCTTTTTTCAAAAATTCGGCTTTAGAATTTATTATCATCATAAATTCTTTAGTATCTTTCAATTCATTACGCCTAATCGGTAAAGTGAATTCTAATTCTTTACAAAATTGGTAAACCCAACAATCATTGATATTGAAATATTCAATATATACGTTCTCAAATTCTTTTAATTTTTCTTCGTATTTATTTAAATCTATATCTAAAAATAAATGTATATTGATTCCTGTTTGAGCAATATCAATAAATTTACTTATCCGCCATTCTACTGTTTTATCTTCAAACTGTTTTTCTTTATAAATATCAGTAAATGATGTTACAAAAGTAATATTTGTATTGTTATTATTCATATTTTGTTGAAACATTGTTAACTATATTATTGCCATAAATTTATATTTTTTATAACAATATATAATTTTTTCGTTATAAAAAATATAAAAAAATGTGTTATTATTATAAAAAATGAGTGAAACATTTGATACAACTAAAATATGTATTATAATAGCTTCTCATATATCAAATCCTAAAAGAATAGGACATTTAATAGAATGTTTATCATCTTTATTAAAACAAACCATTGTTGTTCCAATTTATTTGACTATCTCTTTTGAGAATAAAGATTTACAAAATCAATATGCCTTATTATTTTCAGAAATAAAATTTTTACATGATGATAAATTACATACTATTATTAGAACAACGAAAACCCCACAAATGCGACATATTGAGCTACTATTACCTATAATAGAAAAAAAACATAATTGGGTTATGTTTTGCGACGATGATGATACATATGAACCACACCGAGTTCAAGTATTTATAAATACGATTATAAAGGGTTTGAATGATATTCAACACATTCCAGATAAACAATTCGCAGGAATTTATGAAAGCATTGATGGAAAACCACATACAGAAAAAAGACAAGAATATTGGTGTTATTGTGTACATATTGATTTATTAATACGATTTATGGATATTTTAAAGCCTTATCCTGATGTAATTGATAATAAATGTTGCGATGTATTATTTGGTGAATATCTAAGAAGATTAAATAATAATTTATTATATGCGATAATAGACTTTAAATTATATAATTATCGGGTTGATGATAATAGTGATAGTATCACTGGCGAGATTAAACAAACAAGTCATATTGTTAGAAAACCGATGAATGTTACTCCTGAAAATATGGAAGAATGTGCGAAGGATTTGGATAAATATTTAGATAGTAATATTGATATTTATTTACATGATACCTATTTGAGAACCATCGTAGGTATGGATTTTGATAATATTTTGAAACATGAATTTATGATTGAATACAATGTTTTAAAATTGGTGAAAAAAGAACATATGCAAAAAATATTTGATTTTCATAGTCGTTTAAGACAAATTGCCAATTTAGTATTTGATGTTAAATTATGATTTTTTCTAATTGTATACGTTATGCGTAAATTTTAAATCTTATATTTATAATATTAGTATAAATGAATACATATATTACAAACTATGGAAATGTAACATTATATAATAATGATGATGGTATTGGATACTCATTTCAAAGAGGAATTTATTGGGATGAAGACACACTTATAAAATTAAAACAATATATAAATCCAAATCGTAATATTTTAGAAATAGGTGGGCATTGTGGAACAAGTAGTTTGGTATATTCAAGTTTCATAAATAATAATAGTAAAATATTTGTTTATGAACCTCAAAAATATTTATATAATTTATTGTTTAAAAATATAAATCAGAATAATTTACAAGATAAAATTATCCCAAATAATAGTGGTGTATTTTGTTATAATGGAATAGGCATAATGAATGATACTACTTTAGATATTGAAGTCGCTAATAATGGAATAGTATTGAATAGATATACTACTGAACAACATTTGTATTGTAATTTTGGAGGGGTATCTTTAGGAAATGGTGGTGAAGAAATTAATCTTACAACAATTGATGATATGAATATAGAAGACATTGGATATATTCACTGTGACGCACAAGGTTCTGAAAATTTTATATTTTCAAAAGGAATCAATACTATTAAAAAATGTAGACCTCTTATATTGTATGAGAATAAAGATTTTTATGGAAATCATTTTTATGATAATATATGTAAATCATATTCAGAATACAAAGAAGAAAGTATTTTTGATATAAAAACATACTGTATGGATACATTAGGATATTCAAAATATATTGATAAATTTAATAATGGAATAGATACATTATTAATACCATAATATTATTTTTTTGTTATGACTACTTCTTTGAGAACATTTTTCAATATTTTATCCATAAATTTTTCTTCTTCTTCATCATCACGGCTACCTAAAGCAGCAAGTGATAACTTTATAAATTCATCGTTTTCTTTCGTATTTACTTTTATACAATCTGGATTTTTCGCTTGCCATTTTGGAAATTGATTCAGATTTAATTGTGCTACCTTTTTTACTACTTTCTTGAATTTATTTTTTTCTTGGTTCTCTTTTATCCATACATTATCGTCTTTTATATAAAGAGTTTCTCTTTTGAAATCAGTACAATGCATTGGTCGCTTTTCCACTTCCATGTCTTTCATTTCGTTAATTATTATACGTGATATTCCTTCTACATATCCTAATTTACCAGTGGCTTCAAAGTCTTCTACTTTCAATTCTAATGAATTTACAAAATCGGTTATATTGATAGCATCTTTACATGTTTCATTTAAAAAAAATTGTAGATTAAATTGCTGATTTGTATTATTCAATGTGTTGTTATTATTGATAATACAAGGGTTTTGTGCCATTGTTATTAGTTTGTTTTGTAATTCTTTGTTTTGTTCTATGAGAACATTTTGTAATTCCTTACTTTGTTTGAAAAATTCCATAAACATTTCGCTTGTTATTGTATTTGATGATTGTTTTTCTATATAGGAACATTTTTGCTGATGTTTCCATAACCCACTTGATGATAAAAACGCTTTATTACAATTAGTACATATATGATGTTGAGTTTCATTTATTCCTTGACTTTTCAGTAAATGCTTTTTACTTTTTTCATGCTTGATAAAATCACTTTTATGTATTGTATTATAATTACAGCATTGACAATGGTGTGTGGAGTTTTGTTGAGAATTATTATTTCCTTCTATTTCCATCAATCTGGTTTGATGTTTCAGTGTGGATTTATGTTTCAATAAATCTTTATAATATACTGTATTATAGTCACAAATTTCACAATTAAATTTTTCGCGGATTTTATTTGGGAATTTTGGGAACTTCTCCATAAAATATGGAAATAAATTTTTCTCTAAATTTCTCCGCGATTTTTTAAATGAAAAAATTATGCTAACAACTTTTGAATTATTTTTTTGGGATTTAAAGCATCCCCGAGTAAAGTGAACTTTTTGCAAACATTTCCCTTCAAGTTTTCAAAATTGGACATTTTTAAAATGTCCAATTTCAAAAAGTTCACCGATTTTTTTGTCAGGTTTTTTAAATGACACTGAAAATTATAAAATTATCAAGAATATAATTTTTAAACCAATAATAATAACAAAAAATTGAATAACTTTTTCTTTTAATTTTCAGTGTCAATAACAGAAAATGAACGAACATAAGAATTCCCGTATTTTAGTATTTGATGTAGAAACTACTGGTTTATTGCCTAAACCTGACTCTAGTGGTAATGTCCCAACATTAGGACAATATCCATATGTTGTACAATTTAGTTTCCTAGTTTATAATAAAACAATGAAAAAAATAGAAAAAACTTACGATTATTACATTGATATACCATCAAATGTAATAATCCCTGAAAAAATAACTGAATTAACCGGTATAAATCGCGAAATATGTGATAAAAAAGGAGTTCCTTTTGTATATGCGATTGAAAAATTTTATAATGAATATATTAATTGTGGTTGTATTATAGCACATAATTATGAATTTGATAAAACAATGATTAAAGTGGAATTACAAAGAAATAAAAATAAAATTAATGAAGTAGCACCATATTGTTTAAATACGTTCAGTTTATTATTTGAAGAAGTAAATAAAATTCGTAATTTCTGTACAATGCGTGCTGGAACAAATATTTGTAAGATTGAGGTAAATAGTGAAAGTAGCAAACCTTATAATAAATGGCCAAGATTATCAGAATTATATTTCCATTTATTCCAAGAACTACCTGATGGTTTTCATAATTCAATGGTTGACATATTAGCTTGTTTACGATGTTATTTAAAAATGCATATAAATTATGAAATTACCAAAGAAGAATTCCAAAGTTTATTAGAAAAAATAGAACAAAAATAGAAATTACAAAAAATACAAAACTAAAAATGTGAGCACAAATGCTCATATTTTTTTATTACTACATTTTTGATTAAAATAATTCATTTTAAAGAAAGCAAGAAAACTACGACATACAAAGTGAAAAATATATAAATAATATATATATATGAATTATTTTTTTACAAATAGCAAAAAAGTAGATAAAAATAGTAAAATAGATGATACAATTAACGAATTTATTGAATTGATAATAAATGATGAAGATTCAGCAATAAATTATTTAGATAATGTAGATAAAGATTTATTAGAACCTTTGTTGACACGAAAAATAGATTCAAGATATTGTAGTAACATTATACCATGTGATAATATGTTACTTTATGCTATAAAGCAAGGTAAAGAAAAACTTGTATCAAAAATATTAGATACAAATGTTATTGACCCAGAATATCTCAATGAGAAAAAGCAAAACGCATTATTTTTTGCTATATATAATTATCAATATAAAATTGCTGTAAATTTGATAAATACAGGACTATATAATCCTGAAGAAATTGACTACAATGAACAGATTATTTTTGAATATATTGAACATCATTATCATTTATTCAATAATGATAATAAAAATGGTAAAAATGATAATGTAATAGATTTATTGTTAGATTTTTTTATAAAATTATTGGATTATTATATTAAAACCGATATTATAATTAAAAGTAATACAAATTTTCAGGATATGATAGATTTTATTTGTAGCGATGAATATTTAAAAACCCGAATAAAACAAAAATTACTAAAAATAAAGAAGATGAAAAATAATAATCCTATGAAAATAGATGTTGATGAATTTAAAAAAATTATTAGTTTACACAATAAAGACTTTTGTAATGACCCAATAAAATCTGAAACAATAAATCCAGATAATTATTTGGAAATAGTAGTAGAACCCGATATAGAAATTAATTCCAAAAAAAAAAAAAAAAAATAAAAAAACACTACATTCGCAACCCTTATAAATACAGAAGTACCATCAATAGCAATTCAGGATAGTGATGAAAATTTTGATTTAGATTATAATCCTGACCGTGATGATACTATACATTTAATACAAAAAAGATATCCTGGTGGAAAAAACAAATCAAAAAAAATAAAACGAAAAAATAAAACGAAAAAAAGAAAAAGTAAAACAAGAAATTTAAGATGAACACATTTCGCATATTTCATGTTCGTCATTTAAGGTATTCGCTTTTTCTTTCTTTTCAGGTTCAATTGTAAATTGTTGAGCGTGATGGCGTCCTCTTCGCCTTAAATAATAAATACCTGTCTTTAATCCCTTAGACCAAGAATAAAAGTGCATAGATGTAAGCATTGAATAATTCGGGTCTTCCAACCATAAATTTAAACTTTGACTTTGACAAATAAATGCTCCTCTATCTGCCGCCATATCAATTAAATGTCGCATAGGTATTTCCCATACAGTGCGATATTTATCTCGTATTTTTTCTGGTATGGTTTCTATATGTTGAATACTACCATGGTTTGCTATGATATTATTCTTTATTTTTTCATTCCACATATCCAATTTTATTAAATCTTTCATCAAATATTTATTTGCTAATATGAATTCACCTGCTAATGTGCGACGATTATATATATTGCTTGTTATAGGCTCAATACATTCATTAAATCCAAGAATTTGCGAGGTAGACGCAGTAGGCATTGGAGCTAATAATAATGAATTACGTAATCCAACTTGTTTTATTTTGGTTTTCAAGCCATCCCAATCATATCTTGTTTCTTTTTCATTCGGATTAACTCCCCATAAATCAAATTGTAATTCACCATTGCTTGCTGGAGAATTTTCAAATGTCTCATAAGGTCCTTGTATTTGTGCTAATTCACATGACCTTTCCAATGCTGCGTGATAAATGGTTTCAAATATACATTTATTTATATATTTAGCTTCATCACTACAAAATGGTATATTCATCATCATAAATACATCGGCTAATCCTTGTACACCAATACCAATCGGACGATGTTTTAAATTACTGTTTTCAGTTTTTGGTGTTGGATAGAAATTAATATCAATAATACGATTTAAATTAGTAGTTACTACTTTTGATATTTCGTGTAATTTTTCATAATCAAAATAAGGTTCAGGAACTGATGCGTCAACAAATGTTGGTAAAGCGATACTAGCTAAATTACAAACAGCGGTTTCTTTATTATCAGAGTACTGTAGAATTTCGGTACATAAATTTGACGACTTTATGGTACCAATATTTTTTTGATTTGATTTTTTATTACATGCGTCTTTATATAATAAATAAGGTGTTCCTGTTTCCATTTGCGCGTCTAATACTTGAAACCATAAATCACGCGCTTTCATAGTTTTTCTACCTTTTCCGTTGGCTTCGTATTTTGAATATAGTTCATTGAATTCAACACCATAAACATCTGATAAACCAGGACATTCATCAGGACACATTAAAGTCCAATTTCCATCAGTTTTAATTCGTTCCATAAATAAATCAGGTATCCATAATGCGTAAAATAAATCTCTGGCTTTTAATTCTTCATCACCGTGATTTTTACGCATTTGTAAAAACATTTCAATGTCTGCGTGCCAAGGTTCTAAATAAATAGCGAAACTACCATTGCGCCGTCCGCCACCATTATGAACAATACCATTATGTATTAAATAATTATGTTCTTTTGCCATTTGTAAATCATATAAAATTCCATTATATGTTTTTGACGTTATCTTTTGTACTCGGCTTAATAATAAATTATTATATCTCATAAATTTAAAAAATTGTTTTTCATTGTATTCAATATTCATTAATTCACAAATCTCAGTAGTTTTTGGAATACGTAATGAGTAACTAATTTTTTTATTTTCAATTATGCCGTTTTCAGTTTCATGGCTTTCACCAATTCTATCTCTAATATATCCACTAGTTAATACTCCTAATTTCATTGATAAAAACCTTACACATTCAATTAGATTATATGATGTATTATCAAATACTAATTCATCTTTTAAACAACCATCAGTATCTAATAACCCTTTCAAAATATATTTAGATTTTTCTATTGGTAAATTTAACCATTTTGGCAATATGCGTTTTTCTTTATTTTCATCATAAAAATCATTATATCTGAATGGTAAATGAATACATCTATTCCATCTTAATCTTGTTGTATTATTATGTATTTCTATTTTATAATCTACACATCTATCATTAAAATAATTAATCATAAAATCTAAAATGTGCTTTTTATTCGTTGTATGGATAGAAATATAACCACAACTATCTGTTTTATTAGACATTGAACCATCACCAAGAATAACTCCATAAACATAACAATCATCAGCAGAAATATTTGTTACATCTTTTGAGAAATCAGGAATATGATATACAATCATATCATCATTGTCAATATCTTTTGCGTCAATCCATTCAAAATCGCATATTTTTTTATCTAATCTATTTTTTATTACTTTGTAGTTAAGACCTTTTTTCTGTCCACTTAAAACATAAACTGGATGTTCTGGTGTAATTGTTAAATTATTAATAGAATGCATCGTTTCTATTTCTAATACTTCTCCTTCATAAGGATGCTCAAGTACATTTTGTATTACTTCAGTTTCACCTTTTAGATTATAAATTTCAGTTTCATTCATAACACAGTGTTGTATTTGTTTAGGACCTTGTGTTGTATAAATAATTGTTTCAGGAAGAATACATTGATCAACGTACTTAGCTGTATTATTGAATACTTTTAGCATTGGAACAATACCATTAGAAGACCCATTTGTTCCACGAATATGACTACCTGAAGCACGAACATTATGTATATGTAAACCAATACCACCAGCCCATTTGGAAATCAAAGCACAATCTTTTAATGTATTATAAATTCCTTCAATACTATCATTTTCCATAGCAATTAAATAACAAGAAGATAATTGTGGGTGTGGTGTGCCAGCGTTGAATAAAGTAGGCGTAGCATGTGTAAAATATTTTTGAGACATTAATTCATAAGTTTCTTTTACTTTTTCATAACTATCTCCATGTATACCAATTGCTACACGTAACCACATATGTTGTGGTCGTTCTACAGTAATTTTATTAATTTTCATCAAATATGCTCGTTCTAGTGTTTTAAATCCAAAATAATCAATCAAATAATCTCGCGAAT